TTCAAATATTTGTCCAAAAACTATTGCATTTTCTTTCCAAATGTTATATAATTAAATTATAGAGAAGAACACAAATACTAACAAAATAAATAGAGGTGATAATATGAATAAAATACTAGTAAATTTTATAAAAGGATTAAATGAAAAAGATTTAAAGTATTTATATGGCAGATATTGCGATATGGCTTTTGCATTTTACATTGATTCAAAAATGGATAAGTACGAAAGAGCTATGAATGTTATTAATTTAATTGATGAAACTTTGCGTGAAAGAGGTATTTGGGAAAGTACAATTAAATTTAAGAAATAGTTAAGGGGTGGTTAAAATGGCAGGATTATTTTTAATTACATGGTTAGTTGTCAATACTTTTATTCTTATAAGTATTTTATTTATTAATAATTAAAATTGTTTACCAATATATTCACTCATCGTATAATATAATTGAGCATGGTTCTATCGGACATTTTTCATTTTTTCTCCTTTCAATTTATTTATAGCGGAATTAAACCACCATTTTAATTACCGCACATTTATTAATCACATATTTATTCCTGCGAGGCGATTTATTCGCCTCAATTATTACATATATTATACTGGTATTACTCTTAAATATTTTTTAAAATAGTGTATACTTTAGCTTTCAAATATCAGTATAATATAAATACAAAGAAAATAATAAGTATTAAAGTGAGGTTGATTTTTTTATGAACAAAGTAATTATTAGTGGAAATTTAACAAAGGACATGGACGTAAAGGTATTAGCTAACGAAACAATAGTTGGTAATTTTACAGTAGCAAATCAAGTAGGATTTGGTGATAAGGCAAAGACTAATTTTGTACCTGTTACAATGTTTGGTCAAAGAGTAGAAAGTTTAGAAAAATACCTAGTAACTGGTGCTAAAGTTTTAATAGAGGGTGAAATTGATTATAAGTCAGTTCAAGACGATAAAGGAAATTGGAAGAATTACTTCTCAATAATTGTTCACAATATTGAAATTATTAAATTCAAAGAAGAAAATGTATTTGAAGATGATAATAAAAATAAGAGAAATAATAGAAAAGGTGGTAGAAGATAATGGAAAGTATTAAGGCTCATTTATTTAGTTTATTAGACGAGGTTACACAAACATTAGAGTTAGCAAAAAGAGTAAAAGCAAACGATAAAAAGGAAATAAATAAATTATTAAAGTTAGCTAGTTCAAATAATGAATATATTGATATGGATAAATTAGCGAATGAAGTAGATGTTTTAACGGATAAAATTGCTAAAGAAGAAAAAGAAATATATGCAATGAAGAAAATAGCATATAGAATTAATAAAGCAATACAATTCGCAAATGGTGAAGAAGTAGAAGATTAAAATTTAAGGGTAGACATTTTGTCTACCTTTTATTTTTTCAATCGTATATAATAATTGTAGTTTATAATAAGTTGAATAATAATGTTGCAATTACACACCAAGGTGAAGAGCCTGTAATTGCAAGGTCGAAAGTGGTATTTCCGTTATTAACGGTTATAAATTGCATTTTTATTGAGTACCCAACGAGCTACAAGGCTCACATTTGGGTATTCTATTAAGAATTAATAAATTATAAGGAGGAAATAAAATGAGTTTTGAAAATTTAGAACAAGCTAATGATTATCAATTAAAAGCTGAAAAAGAAATAGCAGATTTAAAGCAACAATTGGAAAGTCAAAAATCTGTTTTGTCTGAAAAAGATGAAACTATTAAATCATATGATGAACAAGTTAAAAAATTAAAAATTAAAAATTATGAATTATTTGAGCAAGTTTCAAGTAACCCCGAACAAAATCAGTCTAAACCTCAAGATACTCAATCAAAAATGAGTTATCAAGAGTTTTTAAATAAAGTATTATAGGAGAGTGATTATATTATGGCATTAGATAATGTTACATTTGCAAGTATGGTTAGTGATTTAGCAAGTCAAGAATATAAAGACAGAGTACCAACTGCAACACAAGACAATATTGGAAATATTGAGGAAATTATTTCTACTTATCCAACTGCAAAGAATGAATTTATTAGTGTTTTAACAAATCAAGTTGCAAAGCAATTATTTTTCAGTAAAGCTTATGAAAATCCGTATAAGTTATTTAACAGAGGTATGTTACCATATGGTAAATCAATCGAAAGTATTTTTGTTGACATTATTAAAGGTAAACAAAGAACACACGAAACAGATGCAACTAATTTGGCAACTGATTTACTAGCAAGAGAAGTACCTAACGTAAAAGTTGAATATTATTCAGAAAATTTCCGTCATCAATATAAGACAACAATTACTGATGAAGAATTAAAGGGTGCATTTAGAGCAGAAAATGGGTTAAGTTCTATGACTGGTAGAATATTACAAGCCCCGCTTACTTCTATTGAGTATGATATGCAAGAAATGGTATTACATGCATTACCTGAATTAAAAGGTGGCAAAGCTACTATTAATAAAACTGCATATGCTACAATGACAGAAGAAGAAAAAGCAAAAGTATTAGTTAAAACTATCAAATCACAAGTTATTAAAATGGGATTCTTAAACAACAAACATAATGGACAAGGGGTAATGACATTCTCAAGACCTCAAGACCTTGTTGTTTTCTTAGACCCCGATATGATGGCAAATATTGATGTTGAATTATTAGCTCAAGCGTTCAATATTTCTAAGGCAGAAGTTCCATTACATGTATTACCAGTTCCTCAATTTACTAAGAGAACAGTAACAACAAGTGAAGAACCTAGTGGAACTACAGTAACATATGCAGAAGACACAGATTGTTTAGCAATTATTTGTGATAAAGATGCAATACAAATATATGAAACATTAAATAGTTCTGAAACATTTAGAAACCCTCAAGGAATTTATACAAATGTATTCTTTAATAGATGGGGATTAATGTCAGCTTGTAATTTTGCAAATGTTTGTAGAATAGTAACTGAATAAAATAAGGAGGTATACAAACCTCCTTTTTTGTCGTATATGAAAAAGGAAAGGAAGTGAATTTAATGGCAAGACAAAGTACAATTTATTTGTTCAATTGTTGGTTTTTAGATGTTGGGCACAATCATACAGTAAATTTTAATAATGTAACAAATCAATTTAATTTCTTTATGAATTATTTACAATTCAGAATTGATAATTGCACATATTTACGAAAAGAACGCACATTAAAAGTTCCAAAATATATTGACGAACTTGCATTATGTAATTATTGTGCATTTCAAAATTCTGTTGACGGTAAAATGGAATACTTTTTTATTTTAAATAAAACTTATTTATCAGAAAATGTAACAGAGCTTACTTTAAAATTAGATGTAATACAAACTTACTGGTTTGAAATGAATTTTACAAAAATTAAATCTCACATAGATAGGCAACATTTATGGAGGTGGAATGCAGATGGAACAGTAGCAGATTATAATATGTTAGAGAATGAAGATTTTGAAATAGGTGAGTACATTTTACAAAACAGAACTCCACTTTATGATTATGAAAATAAGGGTGGTTATATTGTTACTAGTTCTGATAAGTTATCAATTAAATATAGTGGTGATAGCGGAAGCGGTGGTAGCTCAACAAATCAATCAAATTTATATAAAGATAAATTAGTATCAGCAAACGGGTTTTGGTTTATTAAACAAGTTGAGGGATTTAGTTCTACCCCTTATGACTTAGGTGATGGAACCTTTACTATAGGTTATGGTACTACAAGCGAATTTGATTCAGAACATTATAATCAACTTGCACCAGTGTGTACTGAGGAACAAGCTAGTAATGTACTAGCCGAAAGTTTAAGAGATAATTATTCAAGTTATGTTTATGATACTTTCGTTAATTATGGCTTTGATATGAATAAAATGAAACAACAACATTTTGACGCATTTGTTAGTTTTTATTACAATACTGGTAGTTTATCAAGCAAAACAATATTTACAAAGTATATTAATGGGGATAGCCCCGAAAGTATCGCAGAAGTATGGAAAACTACTAATATAATGGTTGGCTCTCCATTTGAGGAGGGATTAAGAAATAGAAGACAAGCCGAAGTAAATATATTTTTAAACAGAGATTATTATTTTAAAGATATACCAAATCTAAATGGTGGAACAATTACAGATAACGACGGAAAAGGTTACATTCCCGATATGTTTAATAAGTATGATACTCCAACAAGTGAAATAAGGCAAAATATTATAAATAGTGCAAAGAAACTGATTGGCTTACCATACGTATATGGTGGAAATTATCCTCCACTTGGTAATAGTGCAGGTACAGATTGTTCGGGCTTAATTCAATGGGCATATAATGACAATGGAATAAAAATATCAAGAACAACATATACGCAAATTAAAGAAGGTAAAGAAATAACTTTGGAAGAATGTAAAGCAGGAGATTTGGTCTTTACTAGAGGTAACTCTGACAATGGGCATGTTGTTATGTTTCATAGCTTTAATAGTGATGGAACAATTCATGTAATAGAAGCAAAACAAACTGGGACAGATATAATGGAAAATGATAGAACACCTAATAGTGACTATCGTTATAGAAATTTATTAGGAGATTAAGGAGGTATTTATAATGGCAACAACTTCAAAAAATGAACCCGATTCTACTATAATAAATAATGTTGCAGTCGGTTTATATTATTACTATGTTCCTAAAAACGGAGCAAGTGAAGCAACTTATCTTGGTTTTGTAAATACTATTGAAAGTGTAACGTATAATCCATTTATAGATGAAGCTGATATATCAGACGTGCGTAAGGCAATATTTGATACTAGTCGATATGGTAGTCCCGATGGACAAATACCATATGTAAAAAGAATCTGTTCATTTGACAAAATTAATTATCAATTAGGTGATACACAACAAATATATCCTAATAAATCACAATATAGTTATGACTTTGAGCCTAGAGTTTTATGTTATCCATTTAGATATTTTTTAATTACTGATTATTCTTCAAATCCAATGTTAATCAAACCTGAAAGAATAGAGGACAACGATACAAATCAATTTAAGGTTATGGTAAAAACTACTGCAATAAGTTCAGAAAGTAAATATAATATTTATGTTGATAATTATAAATGTGATGATGATGGAAATTTAGAGGGAATGTGTAATAGCACTGCATTAATGTTACCAGTAACTTCATCAGCATATAGTCAATTTTTAGCAACTTCCGCAAGTTCTTTTAATCAATCAGTTACTAATGCGTTATTAGAAAATGATTTAACACTAAAACATAATACACAATCAAATAATTTAAATTTTGCACAAAATACTTTTGGTAGTGCATTGAATATCGCAGGTAGTTTATTAACTGGGAATGTTGGTGGAATACTTGGTGGTGCAAATAATTTAGCTTTTGGTTATTTGCAAAATCAATTAGCTAATACTCAAGCTAATGAAAATTCACAATTAAACGAGCATAATATTATCAGTATGAAAAATGCAAAAGTTAATGATATGCTAACAACTCCAAACAGTATTAAGACTGCAGGAAATGACACATTATTTAACCTAATAAATAGTAATCAAAGAGTTGATTTATTAGAATATAGATGTAATGTCCAACAAATGTCAAAAGCTCAAGAATATTTCAAACGATACGGTTATAAAGTTAATGGTTATGATTATATAAATTTGACATGCAGAAAACATTATAATTATGTAAAAACAAATGTATGTAATATTGTAGGTGCAAGAATACCGCATGAATACTTAGACGAAATAAAATCTATTTTTAATAATGGTATTACAGTATGGCACATGGACAATGAGGGAACAACAATGTTCGAATACGATAACAATATGGAGGTGTATAATTAATGGGAATGACACATAAACAAAAACAGGGATTAATGCAAGAAAGCAGGAACAAACATTTTAATTTATTATATAATAAATATAAATTATTAGCTCTAAATATGTTTACTTGGGAAAACTTACCCGAAACAATTAAAGCAAGGTATATAGAAAAATCTTTGTTTCATTTTGGAAAAGCTATATTCGTTGACGATGAAAATTTAGGATTAATTTGTGTACCCTGTGAATTCGCAGAAGAAATGAATGTAAATTTTGAACATACAAAAGTAATTACAAGCGGTTACAATTACATTCATACTATACCTTATTTAAATTCTGATTGGAAAGATAAATCCCAACTTATTCTTAATAATGATTTAGGTTTTGGAACAGAAGATTATGTAATAGATTATGCTACTAAAATGATGGAAGTTGAAAGATGTATAAGGGCAAACATTAATCATCAAAAATTCCCTTGGTTTATAGAAACAACCCCTAACAATAAACAAACTATGCAAAAGTTGTTTGAAGAAGTGGATAACTTAGAGCCAGTCATTTTTGGTAACAAAGATTTAAATATAGAAAATTCAAATGCAATATTAACTACTACACCATACGTTGCAGATAAGTTGAACGCATATAAATACGAACTTGAGAGAGAAATTCTTACATTCTTCGGATTAAATAATTCATTTGAGAAGAAAGAGAGATTACTAGTTGATGAGGTTAACTCTAATAATGATTATATAAATAGAAATGTTGATATTATGTTTGCTAACAGACAAGTTGCATGTGAAGAACTTAATCGTAAGTTTGGATTAAATGTTAAAGTTAGTAAAAATAATAACTTTGAAAATAGTTATGACCAAGACGGAGAAGAGGAGGGAAAAATTGATGAGTAAATATACATTAGAAATAAATCAAATAGTAAATGATTTGGATTTTAATTTATTTGATTTTGATTATAACTTATACGATAATGAATTAAAGTCAGCTTTTGAGAAAAAATTCATTGACCATTTTTATTTTTATGAAATTGGGTTAACTCCTATTGCTAGATTTAAAAAAGCTTTGCAAATTAAATTAAATGATATCTACCCATATTTTAAACAACTTTATCAAACAGAATTAAGATGTAATGATATTGATTTTATGCTAAATAAAGATTTAAAAGAACAATATACAAGAGAATTAACAGGAAACAGTTCGGTAAATCAAAGTTCAACAAGCACAAGTAATGACACTAGTTTAAACATTAACAATGATACTCCACAAAACAAAATTGATGATTTAGACAATTTTATGACTAGTGCAAGTAAAAACACAGATAACTCAACAATGAATAGTAGCGGAACAAATAGTGCAGAAAACAATTCTACAGAAACATATTCTTTAGTTTCTCAAGGTAATATTGGTGTTACTTCATCTGCTGAATTATTAGAAAAATGGAGAAATGTAATAATAAATATTGACCAGTTAATCTTTGAAGAATGTAATGATTTATTTATGTTAATTTATTAGGACTTGTTTACTCAAGTCCTTTTTTGTCGTTAGAAATAAATAGGAGGTGCATGTGCATGAGTATTGATAAGATAAGGAATATTGGACTTGATAAATTAGTTACACAAGTTTATGATTTTGACAGTTTAACAACAGATGAATTAATGTGCAAATTTGCTCAAAAAATAAATATTATAATTGAACATTTAAAATACATTGATGACAGATGTTATAATTCTGAAAAAGCTTTAGAGTTAAAATTACAATATTTATTAGGACAAGGATTAGAAGAACAAGTTGCAAAAAGGATAGTAGAATTAGTAAACAACGGAACATTAGGAAAATTAATTAATGAAACGTTATTAAAAGATATTAACGATAAAGTTGATGGTTTTAAAAATGAACTTAACGAAGAAATGCAACAAAATATTAACTATGAGATACTTTCAAAATCAACTTTTGACGGTATTACTAAAAAGGAAAATATTTTTACTGTATTAGGTGGAATTGATAGTTTAACAAATGGAGCTGGTACATCTAATAATAATTATGGTTATTTTTTAGAGCAACAATTATGGAATAATTATGGTTTTGGTGGTTATGGCTATGTTGGATTTCAAAATAATTCAATAACTCAATTAGGAAGTTGGAATTTAAGTGGATTTAAGACACTAGAAACTACTGACCAATCTCAATATCCTGGGAAATATAGTTTTGATAACAAAGGGTGTTATGCTGATAACGCATCAAATGGGTATATAAATTTTAATTTTAATATCAAAAATCATACTCGTGCTAAGGTTATCTATTTAAAACAACCTAATGGTGGGACTTTTAATTTCTCATGGGTTATGAGCACAAAGAGTGAGTTAATTGATACATCATCAGACACTTTTGAGTTAGGTGTTACCGAATTAACTGAATTAAATAATAACGCTCAATATAAAGGTGTTTCATGTTCTAATTGCAACGGGAAATTACTTATTTTTGGTGTGTATTTATATAATGAAAGAGGTGCTATATTTACAAGACTTGGTAAAGGTGGAGATAAATTATTAAATCACGCAAAAACAGACGATAGCTTTAGAAGTGCATGGATAAATATAATAAATCCTGATATTTACCTTTTTAATGGTGGTGCTAACGATAAAGACGATTGGAACGGTGAAACATATTTAAGTTATTTAACAAAGTATTTAACACCGTTTATAAACAATAATGTTCATACCATATGTATTAGATGTAACGATATAAGTGGTGATACTAAATGGAACAATATTTTTCAACCTATATTAGAGAAATACGCAAAAGATAATAGACTTGATTATATTTCCGATAAGAAAATTTTAGGTAATTATGATTTTGCTATGGCTAATGGTTATATGTTAGAAGGAATACATCCCTCAGAATTGGGTAATAAAAAGAGAGCAAATTTTTATGCAAGTTATATAAACTTACCTACTGTAAACTTTAATAATGTTATAAGTCAAACAATATCAGAGGATAAATATAATTATTATAATAAATTAAGTGAAAAATATATAAAATTGAATAATGGAGAAACATCTATTATTTATAAAATAGGTATAGCAAATGCTTATACAATTGGATTATTGTCTTTAAATGTAGTAGGTCAAAGAAATGGAAGTAATCATATGTCTGAAAAAACTTATAAAATAGCAATAAATAATGGAACTGTTCCTAATCAAGTAACATCAATTGGGGATTTGTCTGTTATTAATAATTACGAATATCATAGTGGTGTAAATCCCGAAGTTGATTTTACATTAGGGGTAAATTTAGTTGATAATTTATTAGAAATCAGTATATCGCCTAACACTAGTACAAGCGATATGAATTTTTATATTAAAGGTAATATAGTTATGACTTATTTAACTGTAAAAGGGCAATGTGTATGGGAGAATTAATTCGCTTTTGATAAATAATGTTCGTAAATGAGTAAGGAGGTAACATTAACTTTCCTAATTTTAAAAAGGAAGTGAAAATAATGGTAAGTAAAGAAAATATTTATTCTTCAATACAAAATCTTTATAATATGGATAAAAATACTTGGCAAGAAGTTCTTGCAGAAATGTACAATTTAATATATCAATGTCAAGATACGTGTGAAAATTTAAATAACACAATCAATTTAATGTTGCCATATAATAAAATTGTGTTAATTTCACCTGGCAATAAACAATATAAATTAACAGTTGATGATGACGGAAATTTATCAACAGAATTATATGAATAGGAGGATAATATGAGTGAAGTATCTACATTAATAACAAATCTAGGTTTTCCAATTGTTTGCGTTTTAGGTTGTGCATATTTTATATGGTATATGGTTAAACAAGAACGCGAAGAAAATGCAAAAAGAGAAGAAAGGTATTTAACAACTATTGATAAATTCACAGACGTACTTGAAAAAGTAAATGAAAATTTGGCAACAAATAACAAAAGATTAGAATATATAGAAAAGAAATTAAGTATAGGAAGTGAAGATTAATGTATAATCAAATTAATATTAGTAGCGGTCATAGTATAAATTGCCAAGGTGCAAGTGATATAATAAACGAAGTTACAGAAGCAAGGAAAGTAGTCGATAGAATTTACGAAATGTGTAAAGCTATTGGTGTTGAAGTGTACAAGTATCATGACACATCAAGTTCAAGTTCACAAAATTTAGCAAATATCGCAAATTGGCATAATCAATTTAAAGATGGAATAGATATATCAATTCATTTTAATTGTTATAAACATACATCAAATAGTATGGGAACAGAGGTTTGTTATTATTCTCAATCACAATTAGCAAGTCAAGTTTCATCAGCAATTAGTAAAGCAAGTGGGTTAAAGGATAGAGGAGGTAAGGAAAGAAAAGGACTTTACGTTTTACGACACACAAACAAACCTATGCTATTAATTGAAGTTTGTTTTTGTGATAGTTCATTCGACGTGCAAAAATATAAAGAAAACTTTGATAGTATTTGTTCAGCAATTATAGAAGCACTTACTGGTAAGGTATACATGTCTAGACCAGTTGGTGGGTCAAGTCAAAATACAAACGATAAGATTTATCGTGTACAAGTTGGAGCATATAAAGTTAAATCTAATGCAGAGGAAATGCAACAAAAATTAAAAAAATTAGGTATTGATAGTATAATTGTATAAAAATTTTAATGGAAAAGTTTAGTAATAATAAACTGAACAATTATTCAACCCTTGCAAACCCAGTATTTGCAAGGGCTTTAAAATATCAATTCTGTCAGATTTCAAATTTTAACTTTTAAATTATATAAGCAAATAGTCATTTAAATTAATTTTAAAATTTTAAAAAATAAATGAAAGGGAGTGGATTATTCGTGGCTTGGTATAATTATGATAGAATAAATAGTTATAATGCTACTTTAAATTTTATATTGACTAACAGAGGATTTGGAAAAACGTTTGGTGCTAAATGTAATGTAATAAAAAAGTTTATAAAAAAGGGAGAACAATTCGTATATGTAAGAAGATATAAAACTGAATTAAATGATATTCATAAATTTTTTGATTCACCCGACTTAAGGAAAAAATTTAAAACTCATACATTTGAAGTTAAAGGAAAAACATTTTATATAGATGGAAAAATCGCAGGTTATGCAATTGCTCTTTCAACATCACAAAAATTAAAGTCAGTCGATTATCCTTTTGTAACTACTATTATTTTTGATGAATTTATTGTTGACAAAGGATGTATAAGATACTTAACAAATGAAGTTGATGTATTTTTAGATTTATACGAAACAATAGCAAGAAAAAGAAATAATGTTAAAGCATATTTATTAGCTAATAATGTTTCTATAGTTAACCCTTATTTTACCTATTTTGATGTAACACCTAGGAAAACAGAAAGATTTACAATCGCTCGCGATGGTGAATTGATTATAGAAATGTGTACAGACACAGTATTCATCAACGAAAAATTAGAAACAAAGTTCGGTAAACTTATTAAAGGAACAAAATATGCAGACTATTCAATATTTAATAATTCACTTAGAGATAGTGAAGTATTTATAGAAAAAAGACCAAAACGAAATACTTCTCCTGTTATGAGCATAGTTTATAATGGTGAAAGGGCTATGATATGGCTTGACTATAAAACAGGTATATTTTATTGTGATGATAAATATATGAAAACTTGTAATGAATATGTTTTAAGTTGTGAAGACCATAACCCTAACACATTATTAAATGCAAGTGGGATTAATCTAAATATGTTAAAACAATTAATTTCATATTTCCAAGTTGGAAGAGTAAGATTTTCAGACCAAAATATAAAACATTTAATGTATGACATATTTAGAAGTTTAGGAGTAAAATAAAAGGAGGGTTTATCCCTCCAATTATTATATTATTTCTCTTATTTCTTTTTCGTGTTCTCTTAATCTCTTTCTTATCCTTGAAAGAATTGTTTTTGTTCCATTATATTTTACTCCAAATTTATTACTTATTTCTTCAATTGTATATCCTTGACAATACATTCTAAAATATTCTTTGTGTCTTTCGTTTTTAATAAATCCACATACTTTATCAATTGTTTCATTTATATTCTCGTATTCATCTTCACATTGAATAACATTGTGTAAACTCAAATCCTTATTACTTTCATTTTCAACTACTTCTTTATCTATAAACACTCTATTGTCATAAACTTTTCGTTTTTCTCTTCTTTCAATTTTTAATACATCATAAACCCCGTTTTTTATTACTTTTGCAATAAATGTATTTAACCCTGCAATATCTTCATTATATTCATTTATAGCAAATGCAACTTTTGTTTCACATATTTGCAATACATCTTCAAATTCTACCCTATCATGATACTTTACTAAAATAGAATTATAATATCTGTAAGTCATCCCTCTTAAATATCTATCTCCATATTTTTCTATATATTCTTCATATTTCATAAATCCCTATCCCCTAAAATAAATAATAACTATTTGAAATTTTATACGGTTGCTCTTGAATAAGAGTACCACCTTTTATTATTTTTGATTTTTTAGATTTAATTAATCCTACTATTTTCTTTGTGCATTGCTCATCATAATAGTAATAAACATCGTTTTCTTTAGTGTATAATTTCATCTTTTTTAATTCCTTGCTTGAATGTGGGCAGTTGTCAAACACTTCGATATCATCAACTTGTTTCATTATGCTATCTGTTAAACCACAGCATTTAATTTCCCATTTATGTGTTTTTGAGTTCTTTTCTGCATATCGTTTGCTACCAATATATTTAAAATCTTCAAAACACAACTCGTTATCCCAGTAACCATATATTTTTGCACCTATATTTACACCTTTAACTTCTTCAAGTGTTCCATATAAATGCAAACTATCAGTATCGCAATATAAAAATCTTTCGTAGTTTGCATTGATTGCTTGGACTAAGTATTGTTTTGCATATGATGTTATAAATGTTGCCATAGGTAAATAAATATTATCTGATACATATTCATCATGTAGATGGTTAATTGTAAATATTCCGTCTTTGTTTTCAAACTCTGTAATTTCATTTGAGCCACTCATACCAAATTTACCATATAACCCATTTTGTCTAAGTTTTGCAATAGCTCTATTTGCCCCCGTACTATTCTTTTTTACTTCACTCCAAAAATCAATATAATTTTTAAATAAATCATGACTACCAGTAAATGCCATATGACCACCAAGTTCATAAGAGTAAACATTATAACATTCGAATAATAAATCAAGTAATGGGTTGCATAATCTAAAAGTTAATGTTACTTTTTCACCATCTTTTACATTGTTCTTTAAAATTTCTCTACCATTAAAATTCGGATTATCTTTAACTTGTAAAAATGGCATCTTATTTTCCTTTACTTCAAAATCATATATAGTGATTTCTTGAATATAAAGTGGGAAACATTTTTTATAACTTTCATTCATTTTACAGTATGGAGCATCTTTATAATTTGCTTGACCATATGGTAATAACCTGTCGCTCATAATATAAGGATATAATGAATTAACATCTAAAACTATACCATTATGATTTTTACATTTTTTAAATTTTTCTACATTTTCAAAACATACTGTACTTAGTCCACCATAATAACTATGTCTTTGCCATGCATCAGTAAAATAACTTTGTTTCGGAAATAAACATTCAAACATTATTTGTTTCTTTAACGCAGGGCTATTAGTTTGAAAAAATTTACTTCGCATTAACCCATTGTCTACATAATCAAATAAATCTTGATTTTTAAACATATTTTGTTTTAACGTATAATCCTCGAGAACTGTTTCTTTATAATCTTCTAATGATTGACCACTATTTGTTAATTTAGTATAAACGACATGTTTCCCGTATATATCAAGACCGTCAATCTTTAACATTTTTACTAAATAACTTAATCCAAAAACATCATTATAAATATAACTTAATTCTTCTGTTGTTAAATCATCATCAAGACTTCTTTCCTTTTCATAGTCTAACCCATCTTTTGGTAAATATAAATCAAGAAAATCACTACAACATTTTTGTAAACTAAATGGAGCTATTTTGAAAGTATCATAAAAATTTATTGTTACATCATCAGCTTGTAAAGTTAATTTATAAAATACCCCATCTTTCATTACTAAATTATATTCAAATGGTTTTAACTTTGCTTTATTTTTAATAGTAAATTTTAAGTTTTCTTTTTTCTTATTATAAAAATCATAACATTGTTTTTCGTAATATGTGTCAAATCTTTGTTTAGCATTATCTTGTTCAGTAAACCATAATATAAAAGGCTTAATATCATATAATGCATTATGAGCAAATAAATTAATTGTTTTCTTTTCAATAGATAGCAAATCATTCATAAACTTATCAACTGATTTATAATGATAACAAATATCTGTATTATTATCACATGACATTAATGCTATAGAATAAGTTAACATCTCATTCTTTTCTTTTAAATAACATGCTTCAATATCAAAAGCAAAATTTTGAACACCACCATAATTTGGAATAGTGTTATACAAGTAATGTTTTTCTAGCTCATTAGTAATTTTATCTAACCTTTCATTTAATCCCATTTTATACCTCCTATTTAAAACTATCTAATTGCCTATATTCATTAATAGTTCTGTCTATTCTTGCATAAGAATTTTCAGAAGCTTTGTCTATTTCGTCAGCTCCAACATCTAAATATTTATCTCTTAAATTATTAAGTTCTCCTTTAATAAATAATTCTTTTTGAAGTGGTGAAAGTGTGTGCCATTGTTTCCATATAGCCTGCCTTTGATAACTTTCCATGTTTTGAACAAAATCTAAACTCATAAAATCAGCAAACCATTTATTCTGCATAGTATCATCATTTAATTTGTCATAAACTGCTTGAAGTGTTATCTTCTTATAATCATTCTTTAATTTATTTAACATTGCTAATTTTCTTTCATCATCAGAAATATTTAATTCACCAATTTTCTTTAATGCAACTCCATCAATCCTAAAACTTTTATTTCTCCTAGATGGAAAAAACACATCTTTACCAGTTAAATAATCAATTTGTTGTTCTGTTAAACCCATAGCTTTTAAACCATTAATAGTTGTTTCAACTTGCTTATTATATCTTTTTACATATCTATTAAGTCTTGTTTCAATTGGTAGTGATTTTTTAGTTTTATTATTTGAATTATCTTTTTTAATTTGTGTTTGTAATCCACGTTCAATTTTATTGATTTGCGTTTTTAATTGTCTATCACTAAGTTGTCCATTTTTTAAATAAGTTGGAATTTTATAACCTAACATTGTTAACTTATTAGTTAAGTATTTTACTTTTTGCTTGGTTGACTTCTTTTCCCAGTTTACTCTTTTTAAACCTGATAATTGCCTTTTTGCATTCATGCTATACCCTCCCATTATTCATATATTTATATTATATGTATTAGGGAGCGAATTGTTCACTCCCTTATTATTAATTAATATAAAAACGTATATAACTTTCGTTGGTTTCTTTATTATATCTACTTTCAAACCATTTAATAGACCAATCTTTATATTTATTCCATTCATCATCCAAATATAAATTTTCAAATCTGTCTATATTAAAAATTATTTCATCTGTTTCATAATTTATTATTTCAATTTTTTCTTTGCTCCACAACAATTCATTAAATAATAAATCTTTAATTTTCATTTATTTTCACCGTCCCTTACTAGTTGCCTTGTAATAGCAGATGGAGCAGTTTCAAATTCATCAATGTATTCTCCTAATTCTTGTTCAAGATGATAGTTTTCATGGAATTTATAACCATCGTATGGAAAATAAACTCTTTCGTCATCATCATTAAAATAAATTGTTTCTTTAGATAAATCAATTTTATTACCTAATGTATCATAATATACATTATAATCATATTCTCCATTATTTTCAACTTTTACCATTACTGGCATTGCAAAACATTGTTTATGAGGTTTAAAGTTTGTTTCAGCTTTTGCGGTTGTTCCTCCAATCATAATCATTGTTAAAGTGGCAATTAATAATTTTTTCATAATTTCTCAATCTCCTTTTTATTTACTTATATTAATAATATATGTATCAAGGGTAAAATGTTTACCCTTATTAAACTAAATTTACATTAATTATAATGTTGTTGTATATGTCAAAGTATGGAAATAAATCAATTAATGTGTTACTAATCATTACTGTGTTGTATTTATCAAAATTAATATTTGAAAATTGTAAATCTTCAATAAATTCACAAATTTCATTATAAGTAACTCCCTCCTCGTAAACTTTAATATCCACATTAATTTTAACATCAAAAGATTTTTTCATTTTATCATTCTCCTTTTTATTTAATATTTGTTTCCCTTTCTATGATTTAATTATATAATATTTGTTCAACTTTTTCAATAGTTTGTAAACAAATATTTGAAAGTTTCGTTCGACAAAAAAGGACAGATATTTAATCTGCCCTAATTGTTCATTAATTCGTTATATCGTGTTATCTTGCTTATATAAATACTGTCAAAATCTTCGGGTATTATTTCAAGCTTTTCGTTTAACTTTTCTAAACAAATATAAACATCGACTATTTCTTCAAGTACCATACTATCAATTTCTTCCTTACTTGCTCTTAATGTTACATCACCACTTATCCAACGATTTAATTTTGATAAAGCTTGTATAAGTTCGGAACATTCTTCTATTGTAATTGAATTTACATCTTGTAAACTTTCTTTAATCATTTTTATTCATCACCTCTATAAATTTTTGTGGAATATCTCCTCTAAATTCTGTGTTCAAAATATCCTCATATCTTTCTTTATCTTTTTCGTCCTCAATATAATCATATAAATTTAATAAAAAATCATCAGTAAATACTCTATCCTCTGCTAAACATTCATTTCTTAATTTATAACTTTTTTCAATTCTATTCATTTTAATAACTCCTCTCTCCAATCATTATTTTCAAATAAAAAGTTAACTAAATACTCATAATCTTTACGAGATTTACAACCACCGTTTATATATGCGTATGCAATCCAAAATATTTCATCAGGATAAAGTTCTCTATAACCAAGAACTTTTCCGCATTTATCTGCTAATAGTTTAAATGCTATATATCTATCTGTCACTATAATTCCACCTCTTTCTTTTCATTATCAAAATATACTACAAATTCCTCATCATAATACACTGTTGCAAAAACAGGAAAATCAGCTTTATCATCTTCAATTAAACATTCCTTAATTTCTTTTAAATCTTTTACTGTCATATACAATACAACTCCCTTATTACTTTCGCCTTTAAATCTTTTTCTGTTTTATAATTCTTTAGAACAATAGTAAACATTTCATCAGTCAATTCACCTGTAATTTGATTCTTCCATTTATATTTTACTTCTAATATTTTAAAATCTTCATCAAATTGCATTGATATTTGTTCGCAATCATTAGATGCTAAAACTTTATAAATTTCCCAAGTGTAATTTAAACCCATTTATTTGACCCCCTAATAAGTTTTTAAGAATTAGCCGATATAGTTTTTGAGTTTAATTTAAAACTGTTATATCGGGTTATTTTTGAATTGCAAATCAAATAATTTCATATTCTGCTTCTGTAATATCGCTATCTAAAAATATTCTTCTAAAATCTCCATCAAATTTTAATACTTTTACTTCGTCTTGTTCACACACTTTAAGAACCTTTCCATCACATACATCTGACTTTATTTTAGTCCCAACTGGTAATTTCATAACTTCTATTATATTCATACTTAAAAACTCCTTATTCTTGTTCATCTGTTTCCGAAGCACCTATAAAAAATGCAATAATTAAACAGATTGATGACAAATATAAAAACAATAAACCTAAAAACATATTCATTATTTAATCCTCTTTTCAAATTCTATCAATCTATCAATATATTCCTTTGCTTTTTCTAAATCCTCAATACCATTTTTCTCTTTGTATCTTGTTACATATTTTATTACATTACCTTGCATAAATGTTAAATTATTTCTTAAACAAAATTCAATTACATCAATGCCAGTTCCATAGTAGGTAGGTTTAATTTTATTTAAATCCATTGACATATATTACACACTCCATCATTTTTATAATATTCATAGCTATCTATTTGTCGTCCACATTTTGAACAACAATAATAAAAATGCTTAACTTTATAAGTTTTAACTCTCTTTATCATACTCATCTAACCCCTTTATTAACATTTTTGAAATTTCACATAATTCTAAATGTTCATGTAATGCTTTTTCTAATATTTTTTCATTAGTTACTTGTTTACACATTATTCGCAAATGTAGTTGATGATAACTAATACTTTCAATTAATAATTCAATTTGTCTTTTTGTCATTTTAATTACCTCTAAATATCATAATATATTTTATAATTATATAATACTACCATCTTTTCACTTGTGTTACATATAAAATTATCATCTTCATCATATAGTGCATAATGATAAGTATCTCTTTTATCTTTCTTTGCTACAACATAATTACCTTTACTATAGTCATAATTATGCTTTGGTGCATATCTCAACTTTGAACAATCTGTTTTGTTCTTTCTGCATGTTCCATCATTCCAGTAAAAACAAGTTGAAAATGTGCAGTTCATTTAATCACCTCTTATTTATTTAATTCCGTTTATTATCTTATACTTTATTTTCTGCTACTTTTAAATGCATTCAATAATAAATCAAATTTAAGACTACATCTTTTTACATACCAATCATGGGTTTGTAATATTTCTCTAATCTTATGCTTATTTATTTGAACTCACCCCTTTTCATTTATTATTTAATTCCCTTTCCATGATTTAATTATATAACATTTGGAAAGAAAATGCAATAGTTTTTGGACAAATATTTGAAAGAAAATATAAAAATAATTCGACAAAATATTGATGTGGTTTTAATAACTATGTGATTAAATATTGATGACAATGTGGGGGAGTTTTTAAAACGAAAAAGTATCTGTTACATTTTTT